TTTTTTTTTTTTTTTTACCATTTGTTGGAGCGAGTTTTATTTTTTAACATAGCGAAACCAACGAAAACGCTACGGACAATGTCATTAACGTACTACAGCGAAACGTCGACCATGACGATAGATTCAAAGGCTGTATCCCATAACGCACGAGGAAGCTTAGGTGCCAGCGTTAGTGAGTTGTCCCGTCCTTTGCCCCTGTTTGCATTAACGCGCTGGAATCCGAGAATCCCATCACAAACAGAAGCGTAGCACTCCACAAGGTCCTGCTCCCAGATGCCGTAAACATCCTGCAAGAAACTCCCCAAGGAATCGGGTTCAATTGTTTTTGCCTCTACCGTCAAATTCTTCAATTCTGCAGCTGTGTACTTGTATGCCATGGCCTGATTCCTCATATCAAGATAAGGTTTCTCAGACAATTGCTCAGATGTTTCCAAGAGGAGAGTCCGTAATGATGCTATGTGGCGATGTTCATAAGCGGCTGATAGTAACTTACCGCTCATGTACTCGTTGTCTTGTACAGCCCTGTTGTTATTAGCCCTAACAGGTAGTTTTGCCACCACACGACCAAAAGATGGAACGGGGTATGTTCGGTTGACACTAGGCACGAAGCGTTTGCGCAAGAACGTTGCAGCTCGCCTCTTCTCTACGATTTTAACTTCGCTCTTCATGCCTGCACTTTCCGACACAGCGGCAAACGATTCAACAACTCGCTTGCGATCTTGCACTGTGTACGTGAGATTGTCATCCCCGTATACCAATGTGGTGCTCGATGTTATCTTAGCTTCGCTCAGACTGGCAAGTGAAATGCATGCATTTACGTAGCCGTTACCCGTGGTGGTAGTAACCTCCCCGGACCAACGTTGACCTTTCACTTGCCCCTTAACACCGTAACGTGTGAACACGCGCACACCGGTGTTAGCGGCGAACTCTCGAACAAACCACTTTGGCGCGCCAAGTTTATAATAAAACATTGACTCCCATTTACGAACTCCTGAGGGCTGTGTGCCATCATTGTTCTTGAAATCATTCTCATAGGCTTCGCCCGGAGTATGCTGTATGATGTCTGCTATCTCGTCTGCCGTCATTCCAACGCAGTAAAGGACTTCATTCCCTTTGTTCTTAGGATTGCTGCGGTTGAGCTCTTCAGCAATACGACGAGATAAGTAATACACGACTGAACCCATTGTAAGGTTGTACATGTCCCCCCCTTGGTAGACAATGCGTGGTTGAGCGCCTTCGTGTTTCAACAATGCCTCCGCCTTAGCAAAGACCACTTTGTCGGTGTAACCCGGCAATGTGAAGTCCTGCGAATCGAGCAGTGCCCCAAGCCTCTCCCGCTTTTGCCCGCTCATCTCAGCGAGATAAGCGTCGATCATAGCACGGTCAAGACGTATTTCTTCCCTGTCATGGATCTTCTCCATCAACATGTGGTGACCACTAATGAAGAGATCACCTACGTCCTTCGCAGTGCGATAATCGCATCGTTTCTTTACAGCGTGAAGAGTGGCACCCTCAGATTGAGCAACTACCTGCACCGGCACGCCCTCCACTGTCGCACCCTTGATAGGATGAAAGGTGCATGGGGGGTCGGTGGCCTTAGTAATATTGACTAGATACATATATATTCATACATT